CGCTTGATCGTATGTAAGTTCTGCTGATCCAGGTAGTGCTCTTAATGAAGTTAAGATTTCTTGATCAATTTCAACTGTTATTTCTTGTGCTAAAGCCGCCATTATCTCAGCCTCAACGTCTAAGCCTTGTTGTGCTTGAGCGTCTTGTGCCGATTCAAATGTCCATCTAGCAGAAAGTTTTCTGCTTTTTGCTTCAACAGTTTGTTTTAACACCTGAATGTTTAATCTGTTACCTGGCGCACCTTCAAGTGAAGCAGTAGCCGCCGCTTTCGCGTTAGCGTTTGCTAATTCATTACCTGAATATGCGTTAGCAATAGTGAATGGAGATAATGCTTCGTCTCCAGCAACAATACCTGCTGTGCTGTTAGCATCTGCATATCTCACTCTTAAAGTGTGGATTTGACCAACTGGACCTGTCATAGGTTGTACACCTACGATTTCGTTTGCAATTACAGTTGGCATTACACGTCTAATTACTGGTAGAATGACTCTGTTAAGAGTTGCTACGTTACCGGCACTTGTTGCGCCAGCAGTTGCTTGTTCTGCCAAGTATTTGCGTGTATTTTCTAGAGTAACATCCATCACTTTTGATCTTGTGCCGTCTAAACCTTCCATTAAAGCGGATTTAGTTTCAGCCCATTTATTTTCAATTAGTGTATTTGACATTTTAGTTTCCCCTTAAATACCTGCTAATTTTCGCATCTGTTCGATGCCTGCATCAACTTCTTTTGAATTTTCTTCAACTTTATCTCCAGTAACTTCAGTTCTGTTTTCGTTGAGAATTTTTGCTCTCTCCTTAACATCATTGTCCATTACTGCTGGTAGATACTTGCTGAAAGATTCTTTCAATTTAGAAGTTTTCACAGTTTGAAGTAGATCTGACATCACTTCACGTTTCTCTCCTGATAGAGGTGACATGATTTGATCCATGACCTTGCTTCGCTCCAGTTGATCTTTGGCTACTTCAACTTCTGTATCTTTAGCCTCAATCACCTTGTCTTTTTCTGAAAGAAGTTTGTTAGCGGATTCTAACTCTGCATCTTTCGCCGCCATTTGTTTGATCAGTTGATTTACTTCGCCTTTTTCATTCAAATAACTGCTGGTGTATTCACTTGCGAACGCTTCGAACATTCTTCTTCCGAAGTTGTTCTCTCTGCTCTTAGTAATATCTTCTTTTAGTTGTGCAAGTTCTTTTTTAAGTACTGCGCCAACTGTTGTTTCAACTACTTTTGCTGAACGTTTAACAAAGTTCGCTTTCATTTCAGCATACTTTTTCTTTGCTTCAGCAACAAGTTTGACCTTAGTTTCCACTACGTCTTTCTTGTCTTGATCAAATTCTTTGATCTCTTCAGCAAGTTTAGTCACCACAAACTCTTCTAATTTAGCAAAGTTTTCAGCGACTGTTTGTTTGTCTGCTTGTAATTCAGCGATTTCTTTCTTAAGTTGTTCGAAAACAAATGATTTCAAAACGTTAGCATGTTCGCCAATGGACTTTTTATAGTTCACACGTTCTTTAGCAAGAAGTTCTTTGTCTTCTTTAAATTCCGCGATCTCTTTAGCAAGTCCGTCTTTGACCATTTTATCAAGTGATTCAACCATTACGCCTTTGTCGTGCTCGTATCTTTTAGCAAATTCGGCACGAAGTTCAGCCTCGATATTGTCACGAGTTTCTTTTATTTTAGATTCCCATGCTTCTTCGATAGCCTTTTTAGTGTCGCCATTGACAACATCGCTGTTTAACAATGGTTCTAGTGCTTCTAACATATCGGTTTCTCCTCTACTTAATTTTGAGGTCTCTTATTAATTTCGATACCCCTTCTCTAAGGTATCTCTGTGCCGCAGAATCCTGCGATACAGATTGTGCAACATCCCACACTTTTGCTCCACCTCTCATATTCAGTAATCCTTCATAGATTGGTGTTGGATAAGCATTAGGTGCCGAAGGTTGCGCCACAACGTCGACGGTTATAATTTCAAAATCACTAACCTCGCCTGTTGACTCGTTTACGTTTCCGGATCCTCTAGATGAAACACCTAGTTTCACTCCAGAATTTAACATTGTTTCTACTAATTTTCCCATTGGAGTAGGCAAGACCTTCATTTTACCATATCCATTAGGGCCATCCATCCAAACATCTGTAATCATGTGTGACACACGATCCAAATTAACTTTAAGATCTTCTGGATGGTCAACTTCACCAAGCACGGAATAGCCGCCTGTGATTTGATCTTTCAGAGTTTTTGTTGCCTTTGCTATCTCATTTACAGGATATATTCTTTCGTTAGCGTTTTTCACACCACCTTGAATACAAATTCCTTTCATGTATAGGTCTTTGCCGTCTTCTCCGTTAGATTCAAGCACTAATCCTGCTTGGTCAAATGTAAGATTTTCTCTTAGATGCATCATCTAATCAAATTATCCTTTTGCTACTGGTGAAGTTTTGTTAGCCGCGCCGTCATTCATTTCTGGCTTTGGAGCAGGCATTGGTTTTACTTTACCTTTACCGCCTCTGTTAGCATATGACGTAGTATCTGCTTTAGGAGCCGCAACGTTTCCGCCTGCTTCAACTTTAGTGTCAGTTTTCACTGCACTTGCGTTTGGAGCCGAACCGCCTTTTGCCGCTACTGGAGACTTTGCTGATTTGTCATCATCGCCGCCTGCAGATGCTTTTACCATTTCTGAGTACTCTCTTAAGTGCTCTTCAACTGATTTTTTGCTTTCTTCAACTTCTGTTTCTTCAGTTTCTTCTACTGCTTCTTCATTTTCAGCAACTTCTTCATCATTTTCAGCAACTTCGTCGTCACCTTCTAATGCTGGTTCTTCTGATTCCATGTCTGGTTTCATGTCCATGTCCATATCCATTTCTGGTTTGTCCATATCATCATCACCATTATCATCGTCATCATCACCTTTATCGCCGTCCATTTTTTCGAATTCTGCTTTTAATTCTTCTAAAGCATCTTCAAGATCCATTACTTTGTCTTCTAATTCGTCTTGAGTCATGTCTTCATCAGCCATTACAGGGTCTTCGCCAACTTCGTCAGCAGTAACATCAGCAACTAGATCATCTGTAGCATCACCACCAATAGTTTCTTCAACTTCATCAGTGCTTTCTTCTACGTCTTCGTCAGCCGCTTCGTTAGTTTCTTCGTCGGAATCAGTTGCTTCTTCAACTTCTTCTTCCTTCATTTTTTTCTTTTTGTCTTTGTCGTCTTTGTGCATTGCTTCATCGACATCTTCTTCAGAAGACTCATCTACTTCTTCAGCATCATCATCTTCTTTCATTTTGTCTTTTTTCTTCTTGTCTTTGTCGCCGTGCGCCATTTCATCGACATTTTCGTCTTTAGTTTCTTCGATTGACTCTGTTTCAGCGTCATTAGAAACTAATTCTTCGTATATTTCTCTTGATTTGTCTACAACGATTTCATGAAAAAGTTCTTCGGCTTTATCCTTCTCTTCGTTTACTAACAAGTCAAGTAATTTTTCAAACTTTTGTGACATGGGTAATTACTCCTTATTCGTTACTATTGGCCATAGTTTGTGTAATATAATTATAATCTAGTAGTATAAAATCGATAATATTGGTGTTTTTTTCGATTTTTTATCGAAATTTAGGCCAAGCCTTAAGCAAAACTTCAAGATCTTCATAATAGATCATGCTCATATTAGGCACATCTCGCAACTTTTTGGGTACAAATCTAAATTCAGGCACATCTCTGCGTTGCACCCTTACAAATTTGGTGCTTGGCACAGAATTGCAGTTTCTTCTCATTTGATTTTCCCAGTTGCCATGGAATGTTGCTTCTTTTTTGTCGTCTCTGTAGTTTTTGGTGTTCTTATACAGGTTGTTGATACGCAGTTTTTCTTTGCCATCTTTTTTGACTCCACAAAAATCCATGCCAAGGATGTATATTTCGGTGAACTCTTTTTGTATTGCCAGCCATGTTGCAGTGGGTCCTGAACTCCAACCTTTGTCTTGAGTGAATCTTTGAAAATATTCGTGCTTGATCTGTACTCTTGGATAGGTCCACACTTCACAATCTCTATATTGTGCTTCACCTACTTCGTTCATCATCTGTATGTCTACACCGACCAGATAATCAATCTTAGGTTTTTCTCTATAAATTGCGTTGATGCCAATAACTTTGCCATATGACCACAGTCTATTGTGATCAAAATCCTTACGGCTTTCGCCATTGGCGAGTATAAAACAACGTTTCATTTAATGTATGTATATTATTATATTGTAGGTGCCGCTTCTTCTTTTGGTGCGGCATACATTTTTTGCACAGTTTCTAATTCTGTGTTGTATTCTTTAGATTTGATTTCTTGTTCTTTTCTAATTTGGTTGATTTGTTCTAAAGTTAGTTTTGTTTTTCTTAGATCATTAAATGTGATGATAGATTCATCATCTTTTGCTTGGTAGCGTTCATCCATTAAGTCAAACATTTCTTTTAAGAACATATTATATTTATAGTCCTGGCGTGTCAGGATCTCCTTCAGGTACATCAGGTGCACCTGTGTCTTCTGCTCCAGGTGGCGTGCCTAAATCAGTTGCATCTACATCACCAGCGTCTGCTGTGCCTAGATCACCCTGTATGCCTCCTGGTGTAATACCTGCTGATCTCATTGCTTCAGTGCCAGTATCTGCTTCTTCACCTTCACCATTTTCTTCTTTCCACATCTTTTGGTTACGTTTTATTTCATCTTGTGTCATACCCAAGAAACGTTCCATTGCAAAACGTTTAGAAAGATATGGAGTTTCAGCCAATCCTTGGAATACTTGCACTCTTGAATTGTCCATTTCAACTTGTCTGTATGACGCAAAGTTTTGCGGTGGATTAAATTTAAGTTTGAACATTGAAGAATCAACATTAATACCTCTTGATTTACAAAAACGTTTGAATTCCATGTCCATAGGATCAACAATCAGCGTCTGTAGTCTTTCCAAATACTTGTTGAACCTTAATTCTTGAATATATGCTGTGCCTACTCTGCCATCATTGTACTGTGGGTTGGCTCCATCATCTGGTCCTGTTGGCAGATATGCCGCAGGAATCTTAAGTCCTCTGTACAATTTGTTTGTGAAGTATCTGAGGTCATCAATTTCACCTAGGTTAGTACCACCTGGCAGTGTGTCAACTTTTGATCCTCTACCTTCTGCAGTTTGCGGAAAGAAATAGTCTTCATTGATTGACAGTGGGTTGTATGCGGCATCCATCATGTTTGTGCCACCACCTGAGTTGGATGGCAATCTACGTTGATGTATTTCATTTTTCACACGTTCAACAAATTGCATTGCCAAGTGTGAAGGCATGTTGCCCACATCAATATAAAATATTCTACGTTCTGGTGCTCTCTGTATTCTGTAAATTAGTATTGCATCTTCCAACAGTTCTTTTTGTTTGAACACTTTGAACACTTGTTCAAGTATTGATGTGCCAAAAGGATAGTTTTCACCAATGCCTTCTGACAGTGATGCATGTACCACATGTTCTGCATTGATGGCATATTGATTCATGTTTTCTTGGAACCTACTGGTGCTGGATGCACCTCCTCCAGTCTGTGCAGTTGCATAGTTGCCTACACCTTGATAACCTTGATAGCCTTGATTCTGTCCAGTTGCTCCGCCTGTGTACTGTGTTTGGTTTGGCACTTCAGTGGCAGTCAAGTTTTGCAAGTTGATGTTTAAATCTCTTACCACATACTGTTCTGGTCTTTTGCCTTCTGCTTCATTTACAATTACTTTGTCTACTTTTGATGCATCAATGTGCAACATTTCATTTGTTTCTGGATCACGCACAAAAAATACGTCTCCATATTTGATGCAGTTTCTAAATATTCTAAATGCTCTCTTGTCTAATTTGTTCAGTGATGTCCAGTTTTTTAGTGCTTTGCGTAGCACCAAC